CAGGTCTCGGGGTTGGTCCAAATGTTCCCGCCACTGGTGGATTCCAGCAGATGTTGCGTGTGAACCCCGTCAATGTTGGTGAGTATAAGCTGACGACGCTTCCAGGCCGAACAGGTCCAGCCGCCGATATTACGGGTGGTAGAGGTGCTGTGGTTGGTCAGCTGACTCACAACAAGCCAGCGACCACCGCACACATGCCTACTCGTCTACCCTCGATGCCCGGGAGGGCTCAGGGTATGACCGGTGTTGTCCCACGTAACGAGCATGAGAGGACCAAGAAGACGACGAACCGCTCTGAGACTGGGTATCGCGGCGATAACTTGGGATTCAACGGTGCGAAGCGTGTCATCTCCGCCACCACCGCCGCCCAAGATCCCACCCGCTTCAAGGGTGATAACAACGGTGGCCAGTTTATGTATAACAACCAGCCCGCACCCGGCATCTCCAACTTTAAGGGTGGATACACCAACACGGTCGCCGCTCAGATGAACGCGAAGAACAACGAGCAGCTCATGAAATACGGTTTCCGTCCCGAAGATAAGCGTGGTATGCCCAACCGCATGGGTAACCCCGGTCGCATGAACGTTCGCGAGAGTGCCCTCAAGCAAGGTGGCACGGTCACAGCCGTCCGTAGTGATACAAGCCGCATAGATGGACGTTTCAACGCCGCCAACGGTGGGTGGACTCAGAATTATCAACAGAAACCCTACCATCAGTTTAACGCATACAAGGGGCAGAGTAACCCTCACACGAGGAGCCTCGATATCGCGAAGAGGCAGCTTCAGAACAACCCCCTCGCGCATCAGTTTTACCAGTAAAGTATTTACACGTAAACAAAAACACTCATTAAAATATTGTGCCTATATTTTAATGAAGGTTCATCAGTTGACTATAGACAGTGGTCAGAGGGACGCCTCTCTGTTCCCGAACCCGAATGACTATACAGTCGAGCTCGAAAAACCCATCTATAACGTCTCGAACATTAAATTGGTTGGTGCGCGAATCCCCACACCACAGTTGTTAATCAACGATACTAACGGACGACTCGCATACCGAGTTCAGATTAAACGAACTTGGGACGTAGATGGTATGTCACAGGAAGAAGTCATGCCAATGGGAGGCATCGTGACCAAAAATGTGCTTCAAGGAAACCACACCGGGACAAGTTTAGCTGCTGATCTGAACATTTTACCCCATGGTGGCAATGACATCAACCTCAACCTGACATACGATGCGGCGACGAACATGTTCACTGTCGGTCCTGCGGCTTACGTGAATCCAGTGACGGTCACCACGGGAAGTATAACATACACTCACGTCGTTCACCAAGTTTTGCTCCATTTCACAGGTCAGGAACAACTGCCTGACACACTTCACCGAATTTTAGGTCTACCAGGCACAGACTACACTATATATGGGGAGGGAGTTTCATTTGACATGGGTGCGGGTAATTTCAGTGGACCCAACGCCCTGGCAGTTCGTCTATCATCCGGGGCTGAGCAGATGGTCCAACCCATATCCCTGTCGTCCCAAAACTCCTCTTATACAGGCACGATTCTCCTCCCAGGCTCAACCCTAACTTCACCTCCTGGGACTGATTTCGTCAACGTGGTTGGTGCCGATGATAAGGTCTCACACGAGTTCCATTCAGGACCTATGAAATCGATGCGTGACTTACGAGTCGAGTTTTTCTACATGAATCGTGGTGAACTGTTACCGTATGATTTTAGATTCCAAGATCATGTCCTAAAATTTGAAATCACTTGTTCCACAGACAAATTGGAAAACCTGACTCCGATGAAAGAGGAACCGGTGGAAGAGGAAGAGGAAGAGGAGAAGGGAAAGTTGCCAGACATAAGCATTCCTGAAGAGAAGAATCTTTATGTATGGAAAATTGAATACATCTATATTACCCTGATCATTTTCACAGGTTTACTGCTGATCATGTCTATGGGTAAGAAGCGAGCTTAGCGGGTAATCGCGTAGACGGGCTGAGCGGGCTTGGAAACACGGCCGTTAACAGTGGTCACGATGAGGAAGATCACAACCGAGAGGAGGGTGGTGAGGAGAGCGGTGAGGACATACTGGGAGCCACCGTTCTTGGGGACCTTGACAATCTGGGTGATCGACCAGCGGACGAAGTCCATCCAGGACATCGCGGCGGCGAAGGAGAAACCCGCGACGATGGAGTTGAGGGTCTGGGTCTGGAGCTCTTGGGAAACGAGGTTGACGGTCTCGATAGCAGCGGACATTGTTTTATACAATAAGTTGGGAAAAAAATTATTCGAAGGAAAGTTTCTCTTTCTTCACAATCTTCTTGAACTTCTTACCTTTGATTTTTTTTGAAAATATTTCTTCATCATCTGAATCATCTGTGGAGCTTCCTTCTGACTCGTACTTCTTGAATTGGTCTTCATCATTGAACGACCACGGCTCAGGCTCCGAGATGCTCATTATTATTAATAGCATTTTTTAACATCTCTTCTGTCGGATTCTGGGGAACCCAAGTGTCCCACATGTCATACGCCTGGTTGATTTCGTTCAGAAGGGAGTCGTCTCCTGAATATCTGACAAATTCGGGACAGTCTTCGTGAGCAACCTCTTCTATCGAAGAGGCATCCGAGTCAGACTCATCATATATTTCGGGCATGGTGCTACCGATCACCTGACCAACCTTACACATAGCGCAATACTTTGTGGCGTATTCGACATCCTCTGGGAGGACGACATCTCTATCACACCCCTTGGCGTATTGCCCAGCCATGATCATACTCTGTTCCAAGATGGGAAGTAAGATGTCTACCATGGTGTTGATGTATTCATTCGCCATGTCATCAGTCGATCCATTAAATCCTGTTTGCATCAGCATTTACAGTCTGTGTAGATACTTTTATCTCGAATAAAACGTTTCTCAGGATGAGTAAAAAAGCTGGTATTAAAACCCAGAATAATACTAGAATGAATCTCCAGTTGAGGAAATTCAAGCCTGAAACAATGACAGATGACAGGGTCTGTGTTTTTATAGGCAAGCGTAACACCGGTAAGTCTACCTTGGTGAAGGATATCATGTTTCATAAGAAGCATCTTCCTGCTGGTATCGTTCTTTCTGGAACAGAGGAAGGAAATCATTTCTACTCAGAATTTATTCCTGACTTGTTCGTTTATGGGGATTATGATAGGGACGCAATAGAAAGGGTGATGAGTAGACAACGTAAACTTGTTGGTGCCGGTAAAAAGAACTGCGGTGCCTTCATGTTGTTGGACGATTGTATGTATGATTCGAAGTTCTTGAAGGACACATGCATCCGCCAGTGCTTTATGAACGGCAGGCACTGGAAGATCTTTTTCATGTTGACGATGCAGTACGTAATGGATCTGCCACCAGCACTTCGAGCGAACGTTGACTATGTCTTCATCCTCCGCGAGAACATCATCCAGAATAGGGAAAAGCTTTACAAATCATTCTTTGGGATCTTTCCCTCCTTCGATATGTTCTGTAAAGTGATGGACGCTTGCACAGAGAACTTCGAATGCCTCGTGCTCGATAACACAGTCAAGAGTAATAAAATTCAGGACTGTGTCTTCTGGTACAAAGCAACTCTCAGGAAGAATTTCAGGGTGGGGTCACCGGACCTATGGAGACTTCACAAGAAGATGTACAACCCAAAACATGGGGAGATGAAAGAGGATGACGCCAAGAAAGCGACTCGTAAGACGAATCTGAAAATAACAAAGACCAAATGATTGCGTGTTTTATAATTTTTCAAAAACATAAGGGTATAATAAATGGCAACCGAGAACGTAATTACCATGAATCTCGCTGATAATGGAGATGGTATGGTGCCTTTGAATAGTAATCCCACAACTACTTTCAGGCAGAATGAAGCGTATATTCAACCTGAAAAAAATATAAGTGAACATAAAGAGACGATGGATTCTACTCCCATTAATGACATTATGATGGAGCCCCCGATGATGACCGAAGAACCTAAAATGCAGGGTGCTATGCCCCATATGACAGCTCCCAATCCCCAGGGTGCTTACCAGGTGCAGCCTGAAAAGCCTGCCAGCAAGAACCCCTTCAACCTCACCGATGATCAACTTACCGCTCTCGTGGCGGGTTTCTGCGCTGCAGTTTCTGTGAGCAAGCCCATTCAAGATAAACTCGCGACCTCTATCCCCAAGTTCCTTAACGAACAAGGGGGTAGAAGTTTGGTAGGTCTCGCCTCCACTGGTGCCGTGGCGGCCGTCGTTTTCTTTTTAGTCAAAGATTACGTCGTTAAAAATTAGATATGGTATTAGTG